AGGAGCGCTGCCGCACGCCCCGTGTTACGCTGGGCGCACACACCACAGGAGAGGGGAGACGCGCCCCCAGGAACCTTTCTGTTTGACGCCCACGCGATTGTCGGGTACCCTCATGCCCGTACGGTAGTGTAGTCGGATATACTCTCTCATATATTATATTAGAGAGTAGCTCTTGATGTACTACCGTTGCGTCTTCTCACGGGCGTACCTCTCGAATCCTTCTACACACCTTGCGGCTTGCATCACCTGACTTGCACTACATGTACCTGCTCCGCTGCTGCGCGCCACCCTGGCCGGCAGCGGGGTGGAGCGTATGGCCCTCGTGGCAATCTGGCATAAAGTGCGAAGGCATGGCGCGTGGTATCAAAACGGGCGGCGGCTCGCGCAAGGGACGCCCTAATAAGCGGCACCTTGACGGCGAACGGTACGCCAGAGCCATCATGGAAGACCCCACGGTCATCGCGACGCTTTTGAAACAGGCGCAAGACGGGCTGATGTCTGCCGACCTGGCGAAGACGCTCTTGTCCTATGCCTACGGCAAGCCCATAGAGGTAGTCGAGAATGGCGACGGCGACAGCCCGCGCTCGGTCACGATCACGTTCTAAGCCGCTCGTGGTCAACTTCCCGCCCCTGCGGGAACACCAGCGTGCCCTCTATGACGCTCGCCAGCGCTTTAACGTCTGGGTCTGCCATCGCCGGTTCGGGAAAACCGTCCTCGCCCTCTATCAACTGATTGCGGACGCCTACGCCAACACGAAACCCCGCCCCCGCTACGGCTACCTGGCGCCTCTCTACCGCCAGGGCAAGGTCATCGCGTGGGACTTACTCAAGCATCTCACACGCCAGCTGCCCGGCACCAAGATCAACGAGGCCGAGTTGCGGGTCGATCTCACCGGCGATCGGCGTATCCAGATATTCGGGGCCGATAACCCGGACGCCCTCCGTGGGCTGTACCTCGATGGCGCGGTGTTTGACGAATACGCGCAGATGCGCCCACGGGTCTGGTCCGAGGTGGTGCGCCCGGCCCTGGCAGACAGGCAGGGATGGGCCACGTTTATTGGCACGCCCATGGGCAAGAATCATTTTTACGATTTGTACCAGGCGGCCGAGCATGATCCCACCTGGCACCGGGCACTCTACACGGTGGAGGATACGGGCGTGTTGCCTGAGAGCGAGCTGGAATCAGCCCGCGCCACGATGGCCCCCGAGCAATATGCGCAGGAGTTCCTCTGCAGCTTTGAGAGCGCCCTCATCGGCAGCTACTACGGCTCGTACCTCGAGACCGCCCGCGACGAACAGCGCCTCACGCGCGTGCCGTGGGAGCCCAGCGTCCCGGTCCACACTGCCTGGGATCTGGGGGTGGGCGACGCGACGGCCATCTGGTTCGTGCAGTCGGTGGGCCGTATGCTCCACTGCATTGACTACCTGGAAGCCTCCGATCACGGCCTGGAGTGGTATGCGAAGGTGCTGAAAGACAAGCCCTACGTCTACGGCCGCCACTACTTCCCGCACGACATCGAGTCGCGCGACTTCAGCAGTGACGGACGCACCCGCTTTGCCATTGCCGAGAGCTTAGGGCTCAAGCCTGCGGTGGTGGTGCCGCGGGGCCATATTGCCGACCGTATCCAGGCCATGCGCACGATGTTCCCGCGCTTTGTGTTCGACAGCGAGAAATGTTACGCCGGCATCGAAGCGCTCAAGGCGTATCGGCGGGCGTGGAATGAGCAGCAGAAAACCTGGAGCGAGCACCCAGAACATAGCTGGGCCAGTCACGCTGCAGATAGTTTAGGTGGCTTTGCGGTCGGATGGCAGGAGACCACGCCGCTCCTCGGGCCGCCACTCATCCTCGCTGGCCCGCCGTGGCAGCGGGGCACCGTGCTGGGGAGAAGGTAGGAGAGAACGGATGCCAGAGAAGAAGACAAGCAAGCAGATCGTCAAGGAAGCCATGGACGAGGTGTTTACCTCGCCGCCCTCGACCGTCAAGCCGGGCCAGAGTGCCGAGGCCACGCGCAAGCAGAAGGTGGCCATAGGGGCTAGGGACAAGGGTGCCAAGGTGCCACCCAAGAAAGCCAGCAAAGCGGGGTACTGATGCGGAACCGTCTGCTGACCCACGACGAAGTCCGCGCCCTGTTCGAGACGCATAACTTGCATGTCGCCAGCCATGTCACGTCGGATGCGACCGGTATGGCCACGAATTTACAGAAGACAATACGCGCATTGATCGCGCCGGGAATCGTGTCTGTCGCATATGTGATCACCGGCGACAACAGACCGCCAGGCATCGAAGGATACTGAAACTTGGAAACGACGCTGCGGCCCTTGAGCCGCCACGAGAGCACTGGCCTTGATCCTACGAGCAACGATGAGCTGTTGCGCGTGGCCCTGGAGCGCTTCAGGCAAACGGCAGAGTACGAAAGTGCTGAGCGCGTGTCCCAGCTCGAAGCCTTGCGCTTCAGGACAGGCGACCATAGCGTTGCCGCCATGCGTGGGGCTGGTGGGGAAGCCTATCCGGCCCCGACGATGACAGTAGACAGGCAAAGTGCTTTTTTAAAACAAGTGGTGAACTCGTACCGCAGAGCCCCATTGTCTATCCGTGTACGCCCGAAATCTGGCGGGGCAACCAAGCAGATTGCGGATGTCTTGGAAGGGAAAATCAGAGAAATCGAGCAGGAGAGCGAAGCAGAACAGGCTTACGCGGTGGCTTTGGACCAGGCTGCCGGCCAAGGGACGGGCTACATTAGGCTTGTGACTGAGTGGGTGGGCGATTATAGCTTTGAGCAAACACTCCGTATTCTTCCAGTGTACTCACGTTTTTCGGTGTATGTTGATCCTGCCTCGACGCATCCTGCCGGTTTAGATATGAACTTCTGCTTCATTGTGGAAAAGATTACGCGCGATACCTTTATGTCCAAGTATCGTTTGCAGCCCCCGTCGTCGAGCCAATGGCAGGGGACTGGCGATGATGCGTGGTTCGATGGGGACTTTGTCCAGATCTCTGATTACTACTACCGGACGTGGGAAGAAGTAGAGCTGGTTCAATTTCCCAACGGGACGGTCATTCCAAGCAAAGATATCGGTGAAATAGACCCAACGTGGCCTAAACGTACCGCACAGATTCCTACGATCTATTGTGCCAAGCTCTGCGGCTCTGCTGTGCTGAGCAAATCCAGGTGGTTAGGCCGCTACTGCCCTCTTATATTGGTCGAAGGCACGCGTCTGGACGTGGACGGGCAGACCATCAGGACGGGCATTATCCAGCAGACCTTAACGTCCCAGCTCGCCTATGACTACGCCTTCTGTGCCGAGATGGAAGCGTTAGCCCTCGCGCCCAAAGCGCCGTATATCGCGGCCGCCGAGCAGATTGCGGAATATAAAGAGTATTGGGACCGCGCCAATGATCCGTATCGCCCCTACCTGCCGTACAAGCCGCTCCAGGGCATTCCGCCCCCGCAGCGGCAGAGCGTCGAGCCGGCGATTCAGGCGCTTACTTTGGCCAGACAGCAAGCGGCAGACGACATGAGGGCTGTCCTCGGCATGTTTCAGGCGTCCATGGGTGAGCCCGGGCAGGAGCGCAGCGGGACGGCGATACGCAGCCAGAAGATCGAGGGAGATCAGAGTACGTTTCACTTTCCGGCCAACCTGGCCTGGAGTATCCGGGCCGTGGGGCTGCAGATTGTGGACATTCTGCCCAAACTGTACTCACGGCCAACAACTCTCAGACAGATTGGCAAAGATGGCGCCGTGACGATGACCCCTGTGAACCAGCGCGTGCAGAACGCCCAGGGGGAGATGGAAGAGCATCTGCTGAGCCAGGGCAGCTACGATGTGGCGGTGGACTCTGGCCCCGCGTACAGCACCCAGCGCGAGATGGCCGCCGAGAGGTTGGGCGAGTTGGGCCGCGTGCTGCCGCAAGAGATGCTGCCGCTTATCAGTGACCTCTGGGTGGCACAGCTCGACATCCCCTACGCCGAGGAGATCAGCGCCAGGCTCAAGACGGTGGTGCCGCCGGAAGCGTTAGAGGCCACGAAGGACAAGAACCCGCAGACGGCGATTGCCGCCTTGCAGAACCAGGTCCAGCAAGCCACGCAGGCCCTGCAGGCCATACAGCAGCAGCTTCAGGAAGCTACGCAAATAGCCGAGGTATCCAAGCAACAGCTTGTCTTAACCGAGCAACGCAATGCAACCTTAGAAACTCGATTGGCCGATAAAGCGCAGAATAACCAGATTGACGTGCAGAAGTCACAATGGGACTACGAGATTCAGAAAGAGAAGAATCAACTGGCCCTGCTGGAACTCCAATTGAAGTATAGCCAGCAGGCGCAGATGCCCCAGAACGGCGTGCCAGAGCCCGCTGAGGAGTCTGACCGTGATTGAGGTTATCGAGTTAGGCAAGGATGGTGTCTACACCACGGTTCCCGACCCTGGGGGCAGTTCTCCCAGCGGTGGTGATGCGCAGCCCACCGGAAATGAGCTGCCGGCTGAAACTGCCCCGCCCCGTACAGGCGGTGCGCAGGGGGAGTCAGCACCCCCGCACGACGCGCCTCCCCCCGATGAGGCGAGCCTGGCAGCATCGCCGCCAGAGGGGGAGGACGCCGACGTGGCCGATGACGCGGCCACCGTGCCGTTTGTCAATCGCCGCATCAAGCAACTGAACGCCAAACGCCGTGAGACCGAGAAGCTGCTTGCTGACGAACGCCAACAGAACGCCCTGCGCCAGGCCCAGCTTGAAGCGCGCCTGGACACGCTGACGAAGGTGTTGAGTGGTGCTGCGCCCGACGTGCCAGCGTCCCCGCAGCCACCGACCGGCCCCCCACAAGCCGAGCAGTTCGAGCGGCACGAGGAGTTTGTGCAGGCCGCGGCGAACTATGCCGCGGACCAGCGCTTTCAGCAGGAGCGAAGCCGCGAGCAGCACATGCGCTTCCAGCAAGATCTCATGAGCCGGGAGCAGGCCTTTAAGGCGCAGCATCCCGACTTCGATACGGTCGTGCGCAGTGGCCTGGCGGGCAAAGTGTCCCCGGTGCTCCAGCAAGCCCTCATGCTCGTGCCAGACGGCCCCGCCGTGGCGTACACGCTGGCGACACAGCCCGAGCTGGTGCAACGGCTCAATAGTCTCCCCCCACCGCTGGTGCTGGTCGAGCTGGGCAGGCTCGCGCCTTCCCCCCAGACGCCATCTCCTATACCAGCGGTGGGCTCCACGCACGGCAACGGGGTGGTGCCAGCCGCGCCCACGCCAGCCGCCACGCCCCTGCCAGAGCCGATGGCGCCTGTGGGGGGAGGGGGGAGTACCGCGCAACCGACGTATACGGAAAATATGTCGCAGGCTGAATATGAGAGGTGGAGAGCGAAGACCTCGAATCTGCCTTTTGTCAGAAGGGGCTAGAGCAACAGCGGTTGCACCATGATAGGCGTTGGCTTTGCGTGTTTCTTGGCATTGCACGATCGACAGCAGGCGATAAGGTTATGCAGCGAACTATCTCCACCCTTCACAATAGCCGTGATGTGATCCACGGTAAGCTTGTGCCCACCCTTGGGGCATTGCTTACACGTCGGGTTATAGTGCGGGCAATAGGCACAGACGCCGTGTGCTGCC